GAGGTCAAGAAGGCAGAGGATTGTCAGATAAAGACTTTGAAAATGCTTTAAAAATTGTAAGCGGAGGTGTGGGTGCCGAGGGAAGGGGAGCTGTGTTAAAAGATGTTTCTAACAGCTTGAGAGAAGAATTTTACAGAGATATAAATTTTGATATTGCTACAAGCGAAAATGAAGCTTATGTTAATAAACTAAAAGGTTTGCCAGAATTACCATATTATGTAGATCCATTTGCACAACAAACACCAACAACCCAAACAACAAACGGCATACCAAGAGTTAGAATAAAGTTATAAAATGGCACAAGTAATATATGAATTTGAATTGCCTGACGGTTCAATTTTGGAAATTGAAGGCGATGAAGGTAAACAAGCTGAAGCTACTGCAAAAGCTAAAGAATATATTGCTGCACAACAACCAACACCTTTAACTGGAAAAGATCGAGCAGAAGATTATTTAAGGTCAGCAGCTGGTGGTGGATATATGGGCTTGTCGTACATACCTGGAGCAGTTGGTGATATAGAACAATTAGGAAAAGCAATACCAGGCAGGTTTGGTAAAATTTTAACAACCCCAATTAAAGAATTAATTACTGGCAAAAAAACAGAACCAGCAAAAATATTTCCAACATCTGCTGAAATAAGAAAAAAAGTAGAAGAGTTTGTACCAGGTTTAAAAGAGGTTGGTGAATACGAACCACAAACTACAGCAGGTGGTTATTTAAAAACCATACCAGAATTTGCAGCTCCTGGGTTGTTAGGTAAAACAAAAGCAGCAAGAAAGTTTGGTCTTGGTTTGGGTGCTGCTTCTGGCGGTGTTTATGAAACTGTAGAAAGCGCAACAGGCAGTCCTCTTACAGCAACTGGCATAACACTACCTTTTGCAATAGCTACTGGTAAGTTGTTTGGTCCATCTACGGCTGCTGGATTATCAGAAAAATCTTTAAAGGGAATAGATAAAGTTGAACTAGATGAAGCAATAAAGTTAGAAAATTTAGCAAAAACAGAAGGCATAAAGCTTTTACCTGGTGAAACTTTAGATAACAAATTGGTAAACCAATTAACGCAAGATGTATTAAGAAGTGAAAAAGGTGGACCATACATATATGAATCTATAAAAGGCAGACCTGTTGATGCTTTAAATTTAGCTACAAGCAAGGCTGCAAAAATTGCAGATATACCAGAAAGTCAAAGAAGGGTTTTAGAATCAATACAAAAAACAGCAAAATCAGCTATTACTAGTTCTGAAAAAAGAAGATCGCAAGAAGCATTTAATCAAGGTTATAGACTTTCAAATGTTGAAACAATAGCACCAGGACAGGTTTTAAATATTATAAAAAACATTGATAATTTAATTGCAGATTCTTCACCTAATAGTTTAAATCAAAGAAAATTAAAACAAATAAGAAAAGAACTAATTGTTAAAGAAGGCATAGATGATGGTGTCAAATATACGGTTCCTGTAACTAATATAAATAAGTTAGACTCAACTTTTAAAACTTACAGAGACGCCGTACAAGATTCTAGAAAAAATGTTGCGGACCCAAGAAGATTTGTGCAAAAAGATTTGGGTGCAAAATTATTTAACTCAGATGGATCTGGTGCTTTAGATGTATTAAAAAGTCAACTAAATACAAATACAAATTATAGAAAAGCCAACCAAGTTTACGAAGATTTAACAAAAAATGTAGTTAATATTATAAAAGATAATACTGGTACATTAGCAAAAGAAGGTATAGATTTAAATACAATAGAAAAATTTATTTTTAATCCTGCAAAAGTTGACAGTTTAGATATAAACAATACATTAAAAACATTAAATGCTGTTAATCCAGAGGCAACAAAACAAATTGCAAATTTATATTTTAGAAATGCAATTAATAACGCTTTTCCAATTGTTAAACAAGGCGAGGATTTAAGTCAAGGCTTCAAATTAATAGAATCAATTGCAAAAACTGGCAAACAAAGAAATAATTTTTTAACTGTTATAGATAATGTTGCAGATGCGCACGGAGTAAATAGAAAAGATTTTAAAGTTGGTTTTGAAAACATGATTAATATTTTAGATAGGACTGGTAGAATTTCTAATATTAACAAACCTGGATTTGATGTTCAGGGTATTGCGGCAAGAACACTAGCTAAAGATTTGGCCATGATGAAAACTTTTAATCCATTGGTTAGGTTGGCAACAAAATATGGAGAATTTAAATCTGCGCGTGCAATGGGTGAGTTAGGAAAAATAATGGCAAACGATGACGCTGTAGCTACTTTAGTTATGCTGGGTAAAACAAATCCACAATCAAAACAAGCAATACAATATACTTTAAATATTATAAACAGCGTTTCCCCAACAACTGAAAGATTGCAAAGACAGGAATACCTACAGTCTCTTTCTCAACCACAAGTACCTATAGGGCCAGCGCCACAATAACCCCATGCCGCGCCAATCAGAAAGAGTTGGCCGATCTGGAGAATACTTAGTAGCCTCGCTACTTTCTTTACACGCAGATACTGTGATGATAGTTCCACACAGTGCAGAAGCAGACATTATCTTTGACGTTGACCATAAGCTTTATAAGTGCCAGGTTAAAACACAATCTAAAATACAAAACTGTAGAGTGTCATGGATATATGATTTTAGACGTGGTGCTTATACTAAAGAAAGATTCTATACAGAAGATGCTATAGATGTTTATGCCTTGGTTGCTTTAAAACATCAAACAGTTCAGTTTATGTTTCCAAAAGGTCTAAAGCAGATAAGTTTTAAAGACGAGGATGTTCAAGCGTGGGACACGCTAGAGAATACCAAAAACCTATTTAAAGAGCTTCGATGTCAACAGACACTTTAGGTTCTTCGTAATACTTCACAGAGTTCATACCTAAAGATATTAGATACTCAGCCACCTGATGTGGTGATTTCTGTTGGTTCTCACAAAAATCCTTAAACTTTTTAGCAAGATGTTTGTTCACATATATAGGCTTTCTTCCGTTTCTTTCACTTAGAATACGATCATCAAACTCATATAAATTCATAGCTACCTCATAGTTAAAGAGAAACTTCTATTGAATAATCTCCTATTTTATTACCTTTAGCATCTGTTCCATAAACCATCTGTAGTTCAAGATCAATAAAGTGTTTGGCCTTTAACAAGTCAGTCACCCTATCCTGTTTCTCTCCTTTACTTCTGGTTATATATTTTAAACAACTACCTAAGTTATAAGACAGGTTGTTAGCATATATATAATCTATAGGTTGTATCTTGGATTGCTTGTAATGCGTTCCAGCTACTTGGTTATTGGTTGCAAGCCTATCTATTGCTTGATCCCATTCCTCTTCAGTTCCTAAGTTAGTATGTGCGTATACTGTTTTATTCATCATTAATTTCTCCCAAATTTTATTAAAATATTACTTGATAATTAGTAATAATGGTTTATTATAAACAAAAATATTAATAAAAGGGAAATTTATGGAAATATTAGAAAAGAATTTTGACATATCAAATACCATAGAGGTTGACGAACTAGCAGAGAGATGGGGAGTCAGCAAGAAAACAATCGACAATAGACGCTATAGAGGACAAGGTCCTAGCTATTTTAAGATTGGCGGTAAGATTAAATACGATCTTGATGATGTGAAAAGAATGGAAAACGACTCTTATATTTCTGTCCATGGCGCACGCTAAACTCTCACCTTCAGCAGCAAAGATATGGATGGCTTGTCCTGGCATGCCACAACTCTTAGCGAGCATGCAGGTTGAATATAAAGTAGGCATACCAGCAGCGACAGGTACACTAATTCACGAAATGGTAGAGACACTACTTAAAGGTAGATTAAACAATCTTACAATAGAAGAATACTATTTAGACACAACACATCATGTAGAAGATTTTGATATCACAGTTGACCAAGAGATGATTGATTGTGCTAATACCTATGTTGATTACATAGACAAGAGAATGATGGAGCTTGATGTTGCAAGACCATTAATAGAAGAAAAAGTTAATATGCCAGAAATACATGCAGACTTATGGGGTACAGCAGATGCTATTCTCATTGGTAAAGACATGATAGAGATAATAGATCTCAAATCTGGTAAGTGGG